TTATACTCACGAGATTTAATTTTAGATTACGATAAAACTTTATCTTATGTTAAGTAGAAATAAAATAATAGAAAAATTAGTAAATGAAGGGTTTACCTATAAAACCCTTTCTTTATTTAATGACCGCCAAATTAAAGAGCTTGCGTCTCGTATTCTTAGAGAGGCTAGTACCAGTAGAGTAGAAAAAACAACCTATACTAAATCAGAAGTTGATAAAATGAAACAGGACCACGGTGGTTTATCTGTAGATGGTACTGTTACACCTAATGAAGATGGTTCGGTAACTGTAACCCAGGAACTTGGTGAAGATAATATTGATGACGATAAAGAGTTTGAAAAAACACATCCTAAAACTAAAAAAATAGATACCGAAGCTGGTGAAATGGATTTAGTTCTAGGTGAGATGGATTTGGACGACAGACACCCCAACCGTAAGGGTAGTGGTAATGGGAAATCTAAAACTGACGGAGGAACTTTTGAACCTGTAAATTACGACGTTACCAAACCCAAATCACATGATGAACTAAGTAGAAAAAAAGAATTAACACATACTGGTGAAGATTATATCTATGAAGAATTTAAATCTAAAGACCAACAACAATACTTTTTTGCTAAGTGTGATGAGGAAGGACCAAAAAGTAAGTGGTGTAAAATGGCAAAAGAATTTGCGGATGACACCAAAGACTTCTCCAAGTTACCAGAAAAAGTTCAAAATGAAATGGTAGAAGAGTGGGTAACTAGTTTAGTAGAAAGAGAAGATAAAACAATTAAAGTTAGTAAAGGTAAGTTAATGGAGATGGTTCGTCAAAATTACAAACTTAACTATGATACAGGTAAAATAAAAAGAATGGAAAAAACCATGGATTTATTCGATTCTATGGAACAAGAAGTTGCCTTTGACCAGTTAAATAGATGGACTCTACAAAAAAACGGATTTCAACTAAATGTAGATGAACTAGAAAAGGGGGAAGATAGTGAGGAGTCTGTTTTATTATTATACTTAAATTCAGATAGTGGTGATGTTTGGGACATTAAAATTTATACTGATGGTAATATCTATATGGATGATGCACCAATTAATGATATACAAGATTTTGAGGAAGAAATAAAAGAAAAAGAATCAAAGAGTGAAGGTGAATTAGCTGAAACTGAAAGAGATACTGAAGGTGCGTATATGGGAGCTCCAGTTAAAGAACCAACTATAAAACCTACTACAACACCTACACCTACTAAAAAACCAGGTAGACCCGGACCATTTAAAAGACCACAAACAACACCTAAACCTAAAGCACAAGACAAAAAAGTTCCTGATTGGTTTAACTTTGATAAAATTAAATCACAAGTAGAAAAAAAATAGAAAATGGCTAATAAAAGAAAAAAGTTACATGAAGCCCCTCCTATCGATTATTCTGATGGACCAGAAAGAATGTCACCAGATATCGAAAGAAAATTAAGAAGTCAAGAGCACCCTTTAGGTGGACATCCAGCTTTCCCGGATGTTAATGGAGACGGTATTCCAGATAATTTTGAAGAGTTATTAGCATCTAAAAGATTTAGAGATGTTGTAGAAAAAGTAAAACAATCTACAGGTCTAGAAACTATAGACCCAAGGTCAGTAATGTCAATGCAACCCATGTTCCAAAGAGCTTTAATGAGAATAATGCAAATAGAAAGTCAAAATAAAAAGGCTTTAGAGGAGTTAGCTGTTGAGGTGGTTAAAAAAGAAATGGGAATTCCAGAAGGAGACCTTCAGTTTGATGCTAAATTAGAAAAACCTAGTTTAGAAGGAATGCAAAGACAACCAGAAAAACCAAAGAAAAAACAACAAGAATTTAAAAATCCAGAAGAAGAACAAGAAGCAGCAAAAAGATTAGAAAAGTTTAATCTAGAAAGACAAAAAAGAAGATTCATCAACTCTATTATCCAAGGTTCTTCTAAAAAAGCTTTATATCTATATCATTTAGTGAATGAGAAATTAGACGAAATAAATCCAGAATTAGTAAATCTTTATTCTTTAGTTATGTCAGTTAATGATTTAATGTACTGGATAATGCCTGATATGGATATGAGAATGGCAGCTGGAGGTGGTGAAGAATTAGGTGGTGGTAGAGAAGAGTTAGATTTAGAAACAGACCCACCTACTATTAAAGCTGAAGGGGCACTATTCCCAATATTAGTTCATGAACTATATAAAGGTGTTATGGAATATGTATCCGCTCACGGATTACCATCAGACCCATCTACAGCTGAAGATGTTATAGGTATGGAAGATACTTTACCTGCTGAAGTTTGGGATTTAAGATTAGGCCCTGTAATATGGGAAAAATTTAGAGATTCTTACCCACAAGAGTTATTTGACTCACAAGATAGAAAAAGATTACAAAATTATTTTTATTATAGGTTTGTAAGTTTACCAGCAGAAGAATTTTTATCTTTAGCAAAAGAAATATTATCTGGTAGTGATAGAGGTAAAGATTTAGTTAAAAAAATGGTAGATGAGATTATCCAAGAACTAAAAAATGAGGATTACGAAGAAGCTACAGGTATAGACCAAAAAGATGATGATGATTTTGCCACAACAACCCTTAGTAGTATTGACGCACCCGAAGAACCTAGTACACCATCAGCAGAAGATTTTGATTTAGATACACTTTTGGATAAAATTTCTAAAAGGGGTATGGAGTCTCTTACACCCGAAGAATTAACATTTCTGAAAAGTTTCGGAAATTAAATATTATTATATTATCCCTTCTTTTTCACTTAATCTTTTTAGATATTTATAGATATGAAAAAAGAAGAATTAATAGAGGAGTATGTAAAATGTCATAAAGACTCTGCTTATGCTATTCGAACCTATTTAGAAACTTACGATAACACCCAAAGTAAGTACGTACCGTTTATTTTATTTCCTGAACAAGAAATGATGTTAAACAATTTTGAAAAGTATAATGAAAATATTACTAAAAAATATAGACAAGCAGGAGTATCAACTGCAACCGCTGCTTGGATTTCTAAACAACTCCAGTTTGCGTCTACACAAAAACCCGAAAAAGTACTTATTCTAGCTAATAAATTAGACACTGCCCAAGAATTAGCAAATAAGATTAGACAATTCCTAAATCAATGGCCGGATTGGGTTAATGTTGGATTTTCTAAAGAAAAAGATTCACAACGACACTATAAATTAAATAATGGTTGTGAGGTAAAAGCAGTTGCTACATCAGTGGATGCTCTAAGGGGGTACACACCAACGATACTAATATTTGATGAAGCGGCTTATATAGAAGCTGGTGACGATTTATGGGCAGCTTGTATGGCTTCACTTTCTACTGGTGGTCAAGTAATTGTTATATCCACACCTAATGGATATGATAAAATTTATTATGAAATTTATGACCAGTCGATAAATCGAATGAATAATTTTAAAATTTCTGAATTACACTGGGAAAACGACCCTAGATTTACCAAAGATTTGGTTTGGGTTAAAACCAAAGATATAATTCATTATATGTTAAATAGGGAAGATTATAATGACGATTTAAATGTTGTAGAAAAAAATCAAAAAGAATTTGAATTATTAAAAAGAAATGGTTATAAACCTTATTCTTCGTGGTTTGAGTCCATGTGTAAAAAATTAAAGTTTGATAGGAGAAAGATATCACAGGAGTTAGAAAGTGCTTTTTTAGGTTCAGGAGACAATGTAATACCTATAGATACTATAGAAAATATTAAAGAAACAATGGTTGAAGAGCCGAAAGAAAAATACGCAAGTGGACAATTATGGGTGTGGGAAGAACCAGTTAAAGGCCATAAATACATCATGGGTATAGACGTTTCAAGAGGTGATTCTGAAGATTTTACATCTATTATTATAATAGATTTTGATGAAAGAAAACAAGTTTTAGAGTATCTAGGAAAAATACCACCAGATTTAGCCGCTGATATAGCTTATAAATGGGCAACTCTATACTCCTCCTATATTGTTATAGATATCACCGGAGGTATGGGGGTAGCTACTTCACGTAAATTACAAGAACTAGGATATAGGGATTTATATGTGGAAGGAGCGAATACAGCTGATAAGTGGAAATATGACCCTAAATTATTAGAAAAAATACCAGGAATTAATTTTAATAATAAAAGAACACAGATAGTAGCAAGTTTTGAAGAAGCTTTAAGACACGGGTTTGAAATAAAGTCACATCGATTATTAAATGAACTATATACTTTTGTTTACATAAACGGAAAACCAAATCACATGAAAGGTAAACATGATGATTTAATTATGGCCTTGGCCATGTGTCTTTATGTTGGTGAAAATTCATTTACCCAACTAAAAAAAGCGGATGAAATGACAAAAGCAATGTTAAATGGTTGGGTGGCGACCGACTCAAGTCCAAAAGATACGCCGGTACACCTACGACCAACCCCAAATAGTGATGTATTACGACCTAACGTTAAACCAAATGCTAGTAACGAATCTTTATATAAAGAGTATAGTTGGTTATTTGGTGCAAAACCTAAGTAAGTTATTCACTATTTATAAAAATAATACTATATTTTTAATACTATGGCAGAAAAATTAACAGTATTCCAAAGATTGGGTAAACTATTTGGTCCAGAAGGACCAAGAGTTGCACAACCAACATACAAAGAATTTCAATTCACTAGTAAAGATTTGCTTAAAACCAAATCAAAAACTGAATTCGAAAAAGAAAAATTACAAGCACAACAAACTCTTTATTTAGCAAAACAATGGCACAAAATAGATAACGAGTTATATACACAATCTATTTATTACGAACCAACTAGATTGGCTTCTTATTATGATTATGAGTCAATGGAGTTTACTCCTGAAATTTCCGCAGCTTTAGATATCTACGCTGAAGAATCTACTACACCATCAGAAGATGGATATATGTTAACCATTTATTCCGAATCTGTAAGAATAAAATCTATTTTAGCTGATTTATTTAATAACATTCTTGATGTTAATACAAATTTACCTATGTGGATAAGAAATACGTGTAAGTATGGGGATGATTTTGTTTATTTAAAAATAGACCCAGAAAAAGGTATTATAGGTTGTAATCAGTTACCTAATATTGAAATAGAAAGAATTGAGTCTGGTAATTATCCTGCTACACAAGTAGATACAAGTGCTGAGAAAAAAGAAAGAAAACTTAAGTTTATTTGGAAAGATAAGTCAATGGAGTTTCAATCGTGGGAAATGGCTCACTTTAGATTGTTAGGTGATGATAGAAGATTGCCTTATGGAACTTCAATGTTAGAAAAAGCTCGTAGAACTTGGAAACAACTTTTACTAGCTGAAGACGCTATGTTAGTCTATAGAACTTCTAGAGCTCCTGAGAGAAGAGTATTTAAAGTTTTTGTTGGTAATATGGACGATAAAGATGTAGAAGCTTACATCCAAAGAGTTTCTAATAAATTTAAAAGGGACCCAGTCGTAGACCCGAGTAATGGGAATGTGGATTTAAGATATAATCAGATGGCCGTTGACCAAGACTTTTTTATTCCAGTTAGAGACCCAGCGTCACCTAATCCTATAGAAACATTACCAGGAGCTACTAATCTAAGTGAAATTGCGGATATTGAATATATACAAAAAAAGTTATTAGCTGCTCTTAGAATTCCAAAAGCCTTTTTAGGGTTCGAGGAAGTTGTTGGAGAAGGGAAAAATTTAGCTCTACTAGATATTAGATTTGCAAGAACTATAAACAGAATTCAAAAATCGATTATTCAAGAACTTAATAAAATAGCTATTATACATCTTTATATTTTAGGTTTTGATGAAGAACTAGACAATTTTGCATTAGGACTTACAAACCCATCTACACAAGCGGACCTACTTAAATTGGAAAATTGGGCAAGCAAGATTACACTATTTAAAGATGCTGTTGCTGACCCAGGTACGGGAATCTCACCAGTATCAAGCACATGGGCTAAAAAACATATATTAGGTATGTCAGATGAGGAAATTAAATTAGATTTACAACAACAAAGATTTGAAAAAGCTATCGCTAAAGAATTAGAAACTACTGGTGATATAATTAAGAAAACCGGGGTATTTAATCAGATAGATAAGTTATATGGTGATATTGAAAAGACTGAAGAAGCGGGTGGAGATATGGCTGGTGAAGGTGGAGATGAATTTGCTACTGGAGCAGAAGGATTAGCGGGTGGTGAAGAAATTGAAACTGGTGATGAAACCTTAGGTGGAGATGAAGGACTTGAACCAGCAGCTGAAAGTTTTAAAATAGAAAAAGATTTACCGTTAATCTTAGAAAATAAAGGTCTAGAACTACCGAATCTTGAAGAATTAGCTTCTAAATCAAGTAAAGAAATCAAAGACGTACAAGATAAAATAGATGATTTGTTAGATGAGTAATATTTATTTAAAAAAGAACAATGAAATTTTTTGGTAAATATAAAAAAGCGATAGACACTATTTTAGCTGAATCTTACTCAGATAAAAAGTTATTTAAAGAAAATTTCCATATAGTAATGGGCGCGATGAAGTTCTCTAAAGACTTTAGGGAGTTTTTTACTTTGTATAATGAGATGGAACAAAAAACTATTACTGAACAAAATGATGCTAGAGAATATATTAATGAATCTATAGATTTGTTGAGGTCTAAAGTTTCTAACTTAAAAAAAACCTTACCTATTTTTGATAGTATTATCACAAGAAAGTTAAAAAATAAAAAATTAAAAAGTAATCCGATATACGAAAGTTTAGATTATTTAATTTTTAAAAGTGGTGTAAAGTCTATTGAAAAAAGAGTATCGAGTAAAAAAACACTTTTAGAGTCATTACAAAGAGAACAAAAAGGTGTAAAATTAAACAGGGGTTATTCTACGAAAATATTGTCTAAAACTTTAAGTAAAAATTTTAATGAAGAATTTAAAAATCTTACAGAGAGTGAAAAAATATTATTTAATAATATTATTTCTTTAGATGAAAAAAACATTAATTTAGAGTTTAATAAAACTAAAAATAAACTAGTAGAAAATATCAACACTTTAATTAGTGAAACCAAAGAAGACCAACTTGTAACTAGACTAGTGGAAACTAAAAATTCTATTTTAACTATGAATGTTAATAGAAAAAATCTTTTATCTATAAAACAACTATCCCAGGATTTGAAATAGAGGTTTAATGTTCTTATATTTAATGTATGAAGAACGGGAAACAAATACCTTTACAAATTAGTAAAACATACAAGACTCATTTTGGAACAGTAAATTCTAAAAATATGAAATCTATGTATCTAACATTATCTGCATGGGCTGAACCTAAATTTGATTATGATTGTTGGTCTTGTGCTATTAAAGATACTAAAAAATCCATAAAAACATTTATGTCTGAAAATTTATCTAGAGAATATTTTAAAGAACATTCTATAGTTGATTTTGATTTAAGGTCTAGTGGGGTAGCTAAGAATAAACGTAGTTTTATGAAATGTGAGATTACTATGTTTGTTGAAAAAACTATACCTATAAAAGATATGTCTACCTTAACTATGTTATCCGCCACCACTAACTCCTTATTGGAGAAAAACTTCGAAGATAACCCCTATTTCACCTTTCACCCAAGAAAAGTCCAGTAGAACCAAATTTTTCTTCCTTATCCTTATATTTATTATTAGAATAAAATCAAAAAACAAAAAAATATAAACTATGGGATTTTTAGACAGTAATTCAGCAACCGGAGCTGGTGTTGGTATGAATACCTTCAGTAGTGGTGGCACAGTCAATGGAGGAAATGCACCTAATAATATGTTATTTACCGAATTAGAAGTAATAGGTATAGATATTGCTTTAGGAAAAGCTGCACAAATAGGTGTAGCAACTCACCCACACCACTTCTATTTAACTCGAACTAACGCATATATGAATGGTGGTTCACTTATCGAAGGTGCCGCAGGTGGAATGATGGGTGGAATGTCACCAAACTTACCGTCAGGAAATACATATTATAATGGAATGCCAACATGGAGCTGGTGGGATAGTGGTGATAATGTTGAAGATAACGAACCTACATGGCAACTAAGATATGGTAGTGGTGTCGGACCTGGAACTGAACTTAGTTCAGGATGGAACTTATCTTTAGGGTCTGGAAAACACTCTGCAGACCACCCGGTAGGAAATATGAGCCAAGGTGGAGGACAATATGGAAGATGGGAATTAGTTAATAGAGGTCAAGTAATAGCAGTTGCAGCAGGAAACCATCTTAACCCATGTTACTCAAACCAAGGTACGGGATATACCTACGACAATTCAAATCCAGGTTTAGCTGTTAACCCATTTAGTGCTAATAGTGTACAATCAAGAAAATGGATAGTAAACACGGGTAGTACTCACACAGTAGTTCTAACAGGAACATCTTATCCACCGGCAACGGAACCGGTAGCAATAAGTGCAGTAACATGTATTCCTAATAACACACCTGTCAATAGAATATTAACATCAGCAGGTTACGCTTAATAGATTAAAAAATATTTTAATATTTAAAAACACCCTTATGGGTGTTTTTTTTTATCTAATACTTAAGTATTTATATAAAAAGTCTTTATATGAAAATTTTAAAAGCTAACGAACTTGGTCACGGAATATTAATAGAATATGACGCGGGAAACATATCTCCTAAACAAAATAGTAAAATAATTAGAGAAATGACTGACCCTTCTTTTGATGGGGAAGTTGAGATGTATTGTATTTTGCAAAAATATGGTACACCTAATAGAAACGGGAGAGTATACCCTAAAGAAATATTAGAACGTGAAAATCAAAGATACCAAGACGTAATTAAAAGAGGTAGCTCTATCTCAGAATTAAACCACCCTGAATCTTCACTTATAGATTTAGAAAGAACATCCCATATTATTACCGAAACTTTTTGGGATGATAATAGGTTAATGGGAAAACTAAAACTTTTAACTTCACCTGGTTACCATAAAGACGGGGTAGTATCAACAGTCGGTGATATTGCTGCGAATCTTTTAAGACAAGGTGTTACATTAGGGATTAGTTCAAGGGGTGTTGGTTCACTTAAAAAAAGTGGGGAATTTAATGAGGTACAAGAAGATTTTGAATTGATTTGTTTTGACTTAGTTTCTTCACCATCTACTCCTGGTTCTTACTTATTTAAGGATATGAAAGATATGGAAAAGTATGACGAAGTTCTAGAAAATACAAATCCAGGTAAAGACAATTCCGGTGGTTTTGACAAATCATTAGCTCTGATGTCAAAACTTAATAATTTCTTAAATAAATAAATTAGTTACTAATAGGTTAGGGGGTGGGATTTTTTAACGCTTCTTACATATTTATTATAGAAACACATTATAATATTTTAAAAAATAAAAAATGAGTAAGTCTACATTAGAAAAAGCGTTGCTCGAGGCGGAACAGTTGGAAGAAACTATGAAGTCTAATGCAAAAGAAATACTTTCTTCAACTATGAAGGAAGAAATTCATGATTTAGTAAAAGAATCGTTAACTGAGGAAGACGATTACCTTAAAGAGCGAGAGGACGAAGAACAAGAAGTTGATGTCGAAATGGATATGGAATCTGACGATATGTCAGACGAATTAGATTTAGGCGATGAACTTGATATTGAGGACGAGACCGAGGATGATATATCTTTGGAGCTGCCACCTCTAGACCTAACCTCAGCATCTGACGAAGAAGTCATAAAAGTCTTTAAATCTATGGGTGATGAAGATGGAATTGTTATTCAACAGGATGACAATGAAATTTCATTAACTGATGGTGATGAAGAGTATTTAATTAAATTAGAAGAAAACAAAAAAATGAAAAAAAATTCTAAAAACAAAATTAATGAAATGGAGGACATGGAAGACACTGATATGAAATCTATGGATGAGATGGAGGATGACATGATGGAAACTGAAGACATGGATGAGATGAAACACTCTGACATGATGGAAGACGAAGATGTTGTTTATGAAATCGAATTAGATGAAGAAGATGAGGAGGAAATGTCAGAAATGGAAGACGAAGAAATGTCGGAAATGGAAGACGAAATGAAAGAAGGTAAGTACGGAGGTAATAAAGGAGAACTTAGACGTAGTGCTAAGCGCGACTATACCGAAGGTAAGTACGGAGGTAATAAAGGAGATTTTAGACGTAGTGCTAAAAAAGACTATACCGAAGGTACGTATGGTGGTAACGAAGGAGACATCCGAAGAAGTGCTAAGAGAGATTACACTGAAAGAGCAAAGTATGGCGGAAATATGGGAGATTTTAGACGTAGTGCTAAAAAAGACTATACGGAAGGTAAATACGGAGGTAATAAAGGTGATTTCAGAAGAAGTGCTAAAAAAGATTACACAGAAGGAAGACAAAACAGTTTGACTCAAAAAGCTAGAGCAGGTCAGAGAAGTAATTCTTACAACCAAGCAGCTAGAGCTCATTCAGGAATCCATCTGCCGGAATCTTATAATCGTCTCAAAAAAGAAGTAACTGGTTTAAAAAGTAAGAATTCAGAATACAAAAAAGCATTAGTATCATTTAAACAAAAATTAAATGAAACAGCTGTATTTAATTCTAACTTAGCATATGCTACAAGACTATTTACTGAACATTCTACTACTAAACAAGAAAAAATTAACATTCTAAGAAGGTTTGATAATGTAAAATCTTTAAAGGAATCGAAAAGCTTGTATAAAGTAATTAGAGAATCTCTTGCTGGCAACACAACAAAGAAAAATATTTCTGAGTCTGTTGAAAGAAAGATTGCTAAAACCCCTAGTAGTGGTGCGAATACAAAATTGATGGAATCAAAAGTGTATGAAAACCCACAATTTTCTAGGATTAAGGACTTAATGTCTAAATTATAAATAAACGCTTTAAAAAAAATTAAATAAAATGGGAGCATTATTAGAATCTGGTATGGTTGGTAACATAGGGTTAAAACACCTTAAAGTTATCAAAGAAGATACCATCAACAAATGGGACAAGCTTGGATTCCTAGATGGCCTTAACGGTCATGGAAGGGAAAACATTGCCCAGTTATACGAAAACCAAGCTACACACTTGATAAATGAGGCGACTTCGTCTGATTCATCAGGTTCATTCGAAACAGTTGTTTTCCCAATAATTAGAAGAGTATTCTCTAAATTATTGGCAAACGATATCGTTTCTGTACAAGCTATGAACTTACCAATTGGTAAATTATTCTACTTTGTACCTAAAGTATCGTCAAGATATAGTAACACAGCAGATAGTAACTATCAACACTTTCCTCCATTTGGAGCACCAGGAGCAGGTGCAGCACAAACACCTAGTTCACCTACTTCGGCAACTACAATTAACTTGTATGATAACTTCTACGTTGGTAACGCACCGTTAATGGCAAGTGAAGGTCTTTATGATATTTCAAAAGGAGCTTACTCAGCTGTAACAGCTATTCACCTACCAGTTATGAAGTGGGATAACGCAGCTAGAACTTTAAGTACTGCTGACTTTGGTGCTACACCAGATACGGAAGTATCATCATTAACATCATCTACAGCTTGTTTAAAATCTACGATTATTGCAATCACAGGATTTACAAATGCAGGTGCTGGTAAAATGGTTGGACCAACTGGTAACGAAATGAATACTGAAGATTTCTTATCTTCATTAGCTGTTTCTGTAACTGGTTCTACAACTTGTAAGTCAGGTACAACTAACTACGATGCAAGTGATTTATCTACAACAACTAAAGGTGTACCATCTGATACAACTGGTAAGAACAATACTTTATTTAGAGTTGTAACTCAAAAATATGGTAAAGGTATTGCTAACGCAGGTGGAACTCAAACTTCAACAACTTATCCAGGTGGTAAGTATGATAGTATTTGTGATGTAACAGGTACTGTTTACGTAGAGGTTGATTTATCATGTCCAGCATGTATTAACTGTTCATCTGTAGATGGATATGTTTGTTCATACTTTGGTTCGAACGCATTTGCTATGGCAGCAACACCACAAGGTACGAATACACCATTCTACGCGACTTGGAGAACTTACCAAGACCTAGAATTTGAAGACCAAATGGGAGAGGTTTCTTTCGATTTAGACTCAGTAACAGTTACTGTAACAGAAAGAAAACTAAGAGCTCAATGGTCACCAGAATTAGCACAAGACGTTTCTGCATTCCATAACATTGATGCTGAAGCTGAATTAACAGCTTTATTATCAGAGGAAGTTGCAGCTGAGATTGATAGAGAAATCTTGAGAGACTTAAGAACAGGTGCGGCTTGGGATTTGAGATGGGACTACAATGGATGGAAGAGATTCCAGGCAGGACAAGCTCCTTACACTCAAAAAGATTGGAACCAAACGTTAATTACTGCAATTAACCAAATTTCTGCTCAAATTCATAAATCTACATTAAGAGGTGGAGCTAACTGGATTGTATGTTCTTCTGAAATTTCTGCTATCTTTGATGACTTGGAGTACTTCCACGTATCAAACGCAGCACCAGAACAAGACCAATACAATATGGGTATTGAGAAAGTAGGTACTTTATCAGGTAGATATACTGTATATAGAGACCCTTACTTCCCACCAAACCAATGTTTGATTGGACATAAAGGTACATCTTTATTGGATACTGGGTACGTTTACGCACCATATGTACCATTACAGTTGACACCAACTATGTATAACCCATTCAACTTTACACCTATCAAGGGTATCATGACTAGATACGCTAAGAAAATGGTTAACAACCGTTTCTATGGTAAAATTACTGTTGATGGAGTTAGAACATTTGATGTTAGAGAGTTAAGATAATTCATCGTTACTCAATTATATTGAAAAGAGGGTCCCTTGTGGACCCTTTTTTTTTTGGCCGCTTTAAATTTGACTTTTTCAGTATATAGTCGATATTTATTATTACCAATAAACCTTAAAAAACTTAAAATTATGAAAAAGTGTATTTTAGCTTTAACTTTCGCATTATTTAGTATTTTTACATTTGCTCAAGAAAAAGGAGACTGGTACGTAGGAACAGGTGACGTTGCAAACGTTGCATGGACTGAGTGGTCAGTATCCCCAACTATTGGGTATGGTGTAAATGAAAATCTTATGGTGGGTATGTCTGTTTCACAGGCAGATTCAACACAAGATATGGATTTAGACTTTCATGCAAGATATTTCTACAAAGGATATTTTGGATATGTTGCTATGGACGGTCTTAATACTGATAATATGATGTTAGGTGCGAAAGTTA